ATAACAGCATAAATTAGATTCTTGTGTATATTGGATATTGCCTATATCGAGATTAGTTTGACCGCCGTCAGTACCGCCATCGGAAATAGTATGGAACCCGTTACCAGCTTTACGTTGAAGCTTAATAACAGCAGATGTCGCTATATTAAGATCGCCAGTCATAGTGTCGCCGGCCTTCTTAACATAGCTATTATCTAACTTCATATTAATATCGTCGGCTAATTTAGCCGCTGTAACAGATTTATCGGCTAATTTCTCAGTCGTAACATTTTTATCACGTAGTTTAGGAGTCGTAACACTACCGTCTGGATGGTCGATAGGGTTAGCTTCTTTATGCTTTTTAATAGCATCGCTAGTATCGCCGATAGCTTTATCGATCTTATCCCAGTTGTTATTTCTGAGGTTTACATCGTATTTTTCTTGTTCGGCTGGTTTAAGTAAATTTATATTTTTTGTATAAGTAGCCATTATTTAGGTAAGACCTCCTGGTTAAGTACAAAATGAGTAAATTGAGCAAGTTCTTTATGTGTATACCGAGCTAAGTCGATGTGACGGTTATATAATAAGTCCACATCGTAGATAAGGTTCATCGGGATTAAATCTCGTAATAGCTTAGATACGGCATCACGTTGTTTTTTAACGCCCAACGATACTTTAAAGTGAACGTTATAGTTCTTATAATCTTCGACTATACGATAGTTACCAGGGCCACAGATACCGTCGAGTAGTTCTCGTAGCTTAATTTCGGTATAAGGCCGTTGACCGGCTAATGCTAATAAGATATTAAATCTTCTATCGTCGATCGTATCGTCCACAGCCGGAACAATATCTAAGATGGATTCCCATTGTTCTAAGCCATGAGATTCCGCCGTCATAATAAACTGTTCTCTGAATATCTCGACCATCGTGTTCCATAAAGCTTGCATTTCGATGCTTTCGACTCTATATATTTCTTGCATTTCGCTAACGCTACCAGATACCGGTACAGCAAATTCGGATAAATCGATGATACGAGTATAATTATCAAATATTGCCATAATGATTAACCTTTGATTAATGTAACAGTACCGAGTTTAGGTATTTGATTAGGGCGTAAATCGAGGCGCTTAACTTTCTGACCGTTAATTTTAATATCGCCGACATCGATTACTTTATCGAGGTCTACAGCTAGGGAAGTTACGATAGAAGTACGTACTGTTAAGAATTGAGTCTCGTCTTGGGTCGTCCACTCTTTACGTCTTACTTTCAAACGTTCTTCGATCTTCTTAGTCAATTCAGTTTGAATCTCGGAAGGTTCATGACCGGCTGCCATAACGACCGGGATTTCGTAGTTAATAACGACTTCTTCAGCTGCTTCGACAGTAACGGTATGACCGATCGGAGCTAAACCGTAGCCTTTACCTTGATTAGGTGTTGGATCGAAGACATTCTGTACTTCTTTGACGAGCTCTTGCGAGGGCTTATTAAATTCGTTATTAATAATAACGACCTTAACAGTACCGCCACCATTCCAGCATCGATATATCTTAGAACCACCAGCACCGTTAACACTTAATACTTTTTCCTTATAGTCAGCACCATTACCACCATAAGCTTTAGACTTTAACGCACGGATATAGCGCTCCCGGAAGGCTTCTGTTTCTTCTTCGTCTTGACCCGGTACTAATACTTCTTTAATTTCGGCATTTTGTAAACCAGGGATCGTATTAATCGGAGTGATACGTCCTATGCAGTAGTTACCTTTAGCACCAGGAGTTTCGCATACTAGCTTAAATTCGTTTTTAGATAAATCGATGACGTCGGTTACGCGGAAGTTAAGGTCTTCAAAGTTAAACCGAGTACCGATATCGACAGCTCGATCGAATACACCTTTTACTTCGGCCGCTGTAGCTTTACGAGGGATAATATTAAATTCGAGTGCTCTTAAAGCTAGAAAATCACGATCAGCAGTTTTAGCGTATGTTTGCTTAATAATAACTTGAGCCATGATATACGCTTCTGCCATCTCGAAAGAAAACGGAGCGAGAGAATCATATATCATAGATCCTTGTCGTTTATCGTACTCAGTACCAGTTCTATATAAGGCATCAGCTAAGATGTTCTCATAGGTTTTATTTTCGTACATATGCCGTTACCTCTTTCGATATGTTATTAATATCGCCATATATAGTTATGGCTGTGAATAAACATAATACAGAACCGCCTTCGTTAGAGAATCTAAAGTCTTTAACTTCTTTAATTCGATCGTCGGCTAATAAGGCTTCCTTAATGCGACGTTCTATCTCAGCATAAACATACGGTATAGGTTCACCGATTAAATCGCTTAATTCTATACCGTAGTTCCAGTCATAAATTAAATATTTATAACGCTCTGTATTAATGATTTTAAAAATAGCTTGCTCCATCGCTTCGATATCGTCACACATACCGATTAATTTATAATCGTCTTCGTACCTAACTCTAAAGGTATTCGACGTTTGTTTCGTAACGACTAAGCTACTATCTATTTGATTATTGCTTGATGTAGGAGTTAGTGCCATTATTTAGTAGTACACCCCGTATTCGGATTAAATACACGATCGATAGCGATATATCGTTGACCGCCTGTTTCTTGAAACAACCATACTTCATCGCCGACCTTAAGACCGTTATGTACTAAGTACTTTTTACGACCTTTATACTCGTGGTTATGGCTAGCAAATTCTGCATAACCGCCACCACCACTTCGGTTCTCGGTGATATGATCGACACTCATTTCCATCGTCCATTCACACGTATTCTTCGTTAATTTAATACGTTCAGCCGGGATAATTAATTGAGAGTCTAAGGCTATTTGTAGTGGATCGACAGAAACGACGATACCGATTAACATCGTAGCCGGCTTAGTGCTAGCTACAGCATCGACCGCTACATTCTTAATAATATTAAGTATTCTGTTATAATCGTTTTGCATTATCTAACACCCGTTCTAATAATATGAGTCGGAGGTACGCCATTATGGTAAGCATAGTTAACATCGCTATATTGAATCACTTGACCAGCATCGGTACTATTACCGACACAGCCACCGTTACCGTCAGCTACGACGACGTGTTCTTCTCCGTCATAGATTAAGATATCGCCAGAGTTAGCTTGACCAGTATACTCTTCGATAGCATATCCGTTAGCTTCTGCATACGATTTAAGCCCTGGTACATCTTTAATACCGGCTTCGTAAGCACCTTTACACATAGAGTTATAGTAAGAACCAGCCAATGTAGCACGATCGACACATCCGTTATCGCCATAAGGAGAAGATGTATTAAGTACAGCATCTAGACCTTTTTGTACGGCCGCGGAAGATGTAGCACCAGTACCAGTCGTAGTACCGCCTTTAGAAGAACGTTTAGATTTAGATTTTTTAAGCTCTTCAATACGTTTTCTAGCGGCTTCATCGCCCCAGTCTTCAGTCGTAATTTCTGGTACTTCTTTATCGAAGTAAATGATATCTAAGTCCATAAGATGTTTATGATTATTAAATTTATGTGTAACAGATTCTACGTACACTAATTCGTTAATGATTTGATCGCCAATATCGAAATTGAGCCATACACCAGAACCAGGTCGTATCTCGGTATGACCTAAGCAGTCACTTAAGCGTAAGCTATGAGTTTTCTTAGCTAACAATTCAAGATCTTTTTTAGCCATATCGACAGCGTTAATGTCTTTTTCTTTAGGCTTAAATACTTTTTGAAGTATGCCCCATTTTCTAGACTGTTCCTTAGCATAAGCTGCACCAGTTCTCCAGTGCTGTTTCTTTTCGACGCCACCATCGTTAACGTTAGCTTCACGTACTACTAAAATCTGTGTAAATGTATTCTTGTCGATAGAAGAGATGTAATCGTAGTCGCCTACTTGAGTGGAATCGATTAAGATATCCGTTACCATATCGTTTATTTCTTTAACAGTTAATTCACCGTTATCGTCATATGCGATATATAAAGGTCGACGTAATTTAGGCTTCTCTTCTTTTTTCTTATACTTATCAGTTTTAGATAATTCAGCTATGGCCTGCTCTTTAGTGTACTTATTATCCATTAAGTACTGAATATCGTTTTTCTCGAAATATT